GATATGCTATTTGTTGTTTAGCCTGAGTTTGATTGTTACTATCAGCACCTGAACCAAAAATACTAAATAAAGTTGCTCCGGTAGCTAATGTTGCAGTTTTAGGCATTGAAAATATCATAGATTCAATTACGTTGGTAAATGAGTAGTTCCCAAAATTACCACTATCTACTGCGCCATCCCATATATTAGCTAAACTAGGGTGGTCTTTATGTACAAACAATCCAGAGTTATATTGATTAACAGTTACTGCACTAATAGGAGATACATTTACTTTATCTTTACTCCATTCACCAGCACCGTCTGCAAATCCACCAGACCATATAAAGTTATTATTCTCATCTGTTGCCGGAGCACTTGATGGCCATACGCCACCACCGGCACCTGAGCCTGTATTTGAAAGATTGTGTTCATAATTAACAATATTACCATCACCTTCATTGCCAATCGCAGATGTCATGTAATGCGGATTTTGGTTTGCAATATCCATATATCTACTATAGATAAATTGACCTCTTCTTTGTGCAGATTGATATGGAGCGTCTGAGGTTTTTTCAAAGTCTCCAGATGAAATATTTTGATATTGAACCGGAACTAAATCATAGTTACCTTCTTCTAAATAATAATTATCTCTTTGAACCTTAGTATCAATGTTAGCATCTGTAGAATTTGTTTCGTTTTCAATACCAAACTTATTCGTAGACGCATCTGTTCCACCACTAATAGATCTATATACAGGTTTGCTTCTATCACCAATTAGTCTAGAAACTAATTCCAATTTAGTAGATTTACTATTTTCTAATTGTAGCTTAAATGTTTTAGTTACAATATGTCCCTTTCTTACAGTTAAATCTGCAACCTCATCAACATAATATCCTGCAAATAATTGAGTCGTAGTATCTTTATTGATATTTGTTACTGTTCCGTCTTCTGTTACAACTTTAACAACTAATTCTCCAACTTCAGCTTCAACTGTACCTTTAAGACCTGCGATCTGAGCTTCAAGCTCCGCTATCTTGTCATATACAGAAATTGGCTTTTGTTCTGGAGATAAGAACCCTGATGCAATATTAGTTGCAACGTGAGCATAATAGTTTTCATTTGCAGTAAATGCATCACTAACGTGAGTGAATACTCCTTGCCCTGTTAATTCTTCAGTAATTTGTACTTTTGCTAATTCAGCAGTATTAACTTGAACTACTGCAGCAACATCGGTTGTATCGATTTCTTCTTCTGGGAATGAAATAGTTACTGGCTCTGACCAATCAGACATTATTGGGTTACCAGGGAATCCAGCCTCAGAAACAGATTTAGCTCTAATTTCTACTAGTTCTCCTTGATTAATTGCAATATCTAATTGATTAAAGTTGATCTCTTGACCGTCTTCTATTTTACTAGCTTGCCATGTAAACCTCTTTTCGATAGTTCCATCGCTATTAATAGTCTTAGCTCTTTGTCTTACTTTGCCTTTACGCTCATTCCAGTTCGAGAAGATTGCAGATTTATCTCTACCATCAACAGTAAACTTTAATTGAGCAGCTTCTGCAGCTTTACCGGATGTTGATAGGTATCTATATTGTATAATAAATTGTACAACTTCTTGATCTAACGTATCAGCAACTTGTTTTGCAGTAGGCACTTTCCAAAAACCTCTAACTCTATATTTAGGGTTTATATTCTTTGCATTTGAAGAAGAAGATAACGCTTGTATTTGTGTTACAATCGAGTTATATAATTTTGCCTCAGAAGCTCTTTCTTCTATTAAAGCTATTAACTCATTTTTATCTTTATCTTTTTGTACTTGAGAAGCATATTTAGTACTAGCAATAACCGATCTCTTTTTAGTAATCGTTTCGTCTAGCTTTTTAATAGCCTCTTGTACAGATATTTTATCAGCAGATAATTTCTTAATTTTATCAGCCGCATCATTTTCAGTTAAATGTTTATTGATTTGAACTACTTTAAAGTTCTCTCCATTTAATTCCGGAGCATCTGGTGTAACACCAACTGTTGCCGGAGGAATGTTATCTTCTTTAATAGAAGTAATAAACTTACCAAAGTCAGCTACGTTCTCTTTATAGAATTCTGATAAGAAAATAATACTACCATCTTCTTGTAATACTTCTAAATCGTTTGAATAGAATCCAGCACCTGGCGACCATTTCTCAGCTAAGATTTTTGATTCAGCATCAACTGCTTTTACAAACATTAAGATTCTTTCATCAAATCCTACAGGAACTTCAATACTTAAATTGTTATCTTCAGTCTTGTAGATTGATAAAGATAAAGTACCTGCTCCAATTTTAATAGCTTCATAGCCTTCGACTAATCTAAGCTCAACCTGTCTAGACGAAGAATCCAGCCTGTCAATTACATATCTAGTGTTTTTAGAACCGCCAGTGACCATCAATTGATCTCCTACGCGAAGTAATTCAGTAGAGTCTAAGTCTTTATTATTATCTGAATAAGTTAAGCTATCTAATGTGTATAATTTTATAGCCTGTTTTTTAGTTACACCAGCTTCAATAACTTCTCTCTTAGAATTTGAAATTGATAGAACGTCAAACTTTCCAGTATATTGTGTAGTTCTATAAGGCATATCTCTTAATTCTTCGTCAAGAGTATATGCTATATTATTATTGACAATATCTCTAATTGCCGTTAAGTAATCGATGCCATCCTGGTCTCTGTAATTCTCGTTAAAGAAATCTACAGCAACTTGATTTGTTCCATCGAATAAAATTCTTTTAACAAGAATCCTTTCCGTATCATTTGGTATTTGACCGCTTACATCAATAGATGTAGTTAACATTGGGTTTAAAAAGTCTTCAGCAAAATAGTTTGCTTTAGATGCAAATGAAGTAGGTCTAGCTAATGTAGTAATATCATTAGCAGGAGTCTTTAATGAAGTTGTAATAATATTTTGAAAAGTACCATCTGGTAATTTTACTTTAGTGCTACCTTTTCCTAATCCAGCAAGTGCTTTAAGATTATTATCTAATCTTAGTAATTCTTGTTTCATATAACCAAACCCAGGAATTGATACTATTTTAGTACCCTCGTCGGTCAGTATTTCTAATGGAATAGATTTCGCATTAGTAGTTACTGCTTCGTTGATTCTTTCAAATGTCTTTAGAGAATTAGTATTAATTTCTAAAAGCTTCTTTAAGGAATTAGATATGGAATTGTTAGTGTTCATATTATCTTAAAATATCTACTTCAAATACATAGTTTATTGGATCTATACAAACCAATTCAATGTAAGGTTTAGTCGTTATTAACTGTGATGGGTCGATGTCTGCGATATTTTGCCAACCTCCAGATTTGTTAGTTAAAACCTTTATGTTGTTACCATTTACATCAATAGTATCTATCGCTATTTTAAATACTTGACCTTTCTTCCACCCGTTAGTGGAATCATCAATGTATATATCTAGGCTACTATTTAGTGACTCGTTATTTAATATGTTATTCAGACTTAATCTATTAGTGTAAAGGTTTAATTTAGCCCATACTCCGTATTGATTAGCCTGTGAATTATCGAATAAGCTTGATGAATTTAAAACTCCTGTTGTAATTTTAGAAGCAATATCCCATTTGTATAAATCAGATACTACATAACCTTCAACCTCGTTATTAATTTTAATTTTACCAGCGATTGATTTATCAACTGTAGTACCTTTACCTGAGAATATTACATCTGTGTTATATTGTAATTCTACTGGGATTGTACCGTCTATTAGTTGATTAATTTTTTCATGTGCATTATTAATTAAACTTAATAGCGCATTTGAATCTTGTAACTGTAATGAAGACGCAGTAAAGTCATCTTCTAATTCTTTTATTCTTGTTTCTAGTTGAGCAGCTTGAGCTGTTCCTAAAATTACATTTTCTAAATTAGTAAATCTATCTGCAAGTGCACCATATCTATTATTAGCTTGTAATAGTAGATCAGTCGCGTTCTCAAGCGCTGTAGTAGTGTCCATGAATAAATCCATAGAGAATGTAGTGAAATCATTCACACTAGTCTCAACACCTACGTTATCAAGAGATGAATTGAATTTAAGATTTAACTTTAAAGAATATGCATTACCATTTAGGCCTGTTACTTCGTTAGGCTTAAATTTAATTTGTTCATGTATCTTTGAACCAGGTCCTGGAGAATCTGTAATATCATCTAATATTAAGATACCATATAAATTTGTAGATCTATTAGCAGGTACAGAAGAGCTATATAAATCATAGTATACTAAAACGGCATTAAATCTGAACTGTTGTCCAGTTTTGGCATAATCCAATAACGATTTAACGTCAGGATTATTTTGAATCTGCTCATAAGAAGCAGTGTCCCAATCTATTTGTACAGAATTTGTAGCATTTGTTTGCACATCATAAAATGGACCTGAATTAGCAGTCCATTGATCTACAACTGGCAATAAGTCAATATTAGGATCTGGGTGTGTTTGTCCCTCTCTACCCTCTATATTTACAGCATTTACATCGCTAGGAAATAATTTAGTTGCTGTTGTATTATAGTCAGTAGGCTTAAATAAGACTTGAGGAGTATAACCTACCGATGTTGGTACGTTAATATAAACTTCATGATATGTATTTCCCTGGTATGCAACGTCATTCTCTGCGTCGATGCTACCTAAATACTTTACCACTCTATCATAATTTGATCCCCCTAAAATTGCGTTGTCATTCTCCGCATAAGCACCAGTCGAAGATTCATTAGAATCCGACGGTCTAAAATCTATTGCACCTAATGCTGATAACCACTTAAAAAAGATCTTTTCAGCATCAGATGCTAAAATAATCGGGTCATAATCATCATCATTTAAAAGAAGCTCTTCTAAATTTAATGCATAGTTTTGAAATGTTTGTGCGAAATCCACATTCGGCATGCCAGCCACATAAGGCTGACCAGAAGGTTGCTTCAGATTTAATCCAAAATTAATTGAATTTTCATTATTAACAGATTGTGTAAAATCAGGTAAGTCTAGTAAAGCATATTTACTAAACTCAAAATTAATATCAGCACTGTTAAACGCTCTGGTAATATCTCTTGCTGATGAAGCAAAAGCATACATTGTGCCACCTTGCGGCTGTGGTATTCTAACTAACGGAGTTGCCATCTACAGTTTGGTTTTTGTTTAATTTACGATATTGTTGCGTTATGCGAACCAATAATATACCATTTAGAGTTAAAGCTTCTAAGTGTTATAGTTGAATTTGCATTGTTTAGCGCAATTGTAGCTGCACCAAGAGTTGCACCAGTTCCAGCAGAGATTGCTACTAGAGCACTCGCTACATTAATAAGTGTAACTTCTTGTCCGTCAACTCCAACCGGAAGTTGAAAGCCTTCATCAATAAAGTAAGTACTCTTATTTAAACTAGAAGGTGTTGACTGGCCAGTTCCGTTAGTTGCAGATCCAGATGCTCCTGATTTGATGATTGAACCACCAAATGTCGCAGAGCTAGTAAATGCTGCAGCTGTACCAAATTGAGCGCCAGATGAATTTACAACGAATAGTGTTGTACCATCAACTACGCTTAGTTGTTGTGATGTAGCAGATGTTAAACCGCTTAAGACTCCAGTCACAGGGTTTAATAATGCTGTTACAGACGCCAATTCGTCATTTAACAATTCAAAGTTACTATTAATAACGGGTCTTGTTGATGAAACCGAGTCTGTACCTAAAATTTCAGTAATGTTTGCCATTTTATATTTATTTTACTTTTAACATGTTGCGTTTTACAACGTTCTTATTTCCATACGTGTCTTCTGCTTCCAGTTGAATCGAGTAATCTCCCGGTTCTTGAAAAATGTAAGTAAGCCACATATTATTATAGTATATATCATTAATTTCTGGGTTAGTTATATTGGTGATAGTCCATTTTGGTTTTCTAGCACCAGGAAACTTAGAAATGTCAGTTGATATAGTCAAATGCGTAGATCTTTCGACCACGGCATAGTCTTTAAATACTTTTAAGTTATCCCATGTCGGATTATAGTGGACTACATGCACCTCGCCACTTACCGCAGAAATATTTGAATCAGTATCTATTGCTACTGTTTCAAAATCATAGTTTTTAGAATATTCTTGCCCAGTACATAAAATATAGTAGAACTGATCTAATGAATCTATATCATTATCAGAATCTATATCTTTAAATACAGGATTGTAATTAAACTTTGAAATTACAGGATCTATCGATGCCTCTAATTCATTCGCTATTAATTTCCAACCATCTGTATCATTTACGCCAGCTGGTGTCGGAGACATGATTACATGTGTTCCTGTTCTAACTACGTTTGTTGTAGGGTTTTTGTGAGTAATTGTAAGTATATCTCCGTTTTCAATCCAGTCTATTTTAAAAGATGCTGTTAAATCCGGACCAACTCTTAAATTGTCCCACCAGTTATGTTCAGTATCTTTCCATCTAAATCTGCATTCGTCCCATTGATAAGGGCCTGTAGTTTCAGAATAACCTGTATCTGAGAATAGATCTTTATGTCTTCTTACCATTGAAAATCTTAAACCCTGGTCTATTGTATCATTATGTAAATAGTTTGCCCTGTCTAAGGTTTGGTATAAAGTTGCAATAGTATCTTCTACCTTTTGGGTATTGTCTTGTGGCATATCCCAGTAGCCACCTGATAGGTCCCAGTCTAATGTTTTAGAATTCCATGGAATTGCATTGCCCTTCGCATCAGTTTCTAACCATTTATAGACTCCGTATAACTCTAATTCCTTTGCTTTAACTTCAAAAAGATCTGATTTTTTATAGAATGACATGTGACCAAATAGATCGTACATTCGCATCTCTACCGTGTAGTTTCCAACGTATGGTAAAGTAATCGGTAATCTTTTATAGTCATCTGCTGCAAGTCCATTATCATCTATATAATCAACCGGACCTCTGTACTCTTGATGAAAATCATTTGGCCCATCAATAATCCATTCAATTTCATATACCCATCTTTTATACCAATTATTCCAAGTTACTTTTAAGTTTTGATTAGCATCAACTGCATCGTCCCATACAAAAGTAGCCTCGTCCCAAATATCATCCCAAGATTCAGTAGAATCTAGAATAACAGGACAGCCTATCGGTATATTAGTATTTGAAAAGTTTTGGTTATACGATTCTAAAGTTCTATCGTGGTATGATCCATAAAAATCTTCAAAGATGTTTTTTATTTCAGATCTTTTCTTATTTGATATAGTAGACTCATTACCAATTCCTAACGTTAAGAATTCATCGTAATTACTAGCAGCATCGTTTTGATCTAATGTAGATTTTAAAACAACTGAAGTATCTTCAATAAAAAGATCTCTATCTCTTGGCCATACATCAAATTTAACCCTATGTCCCTCTGAGAAGAATCCAATTGGATTTTGAATCTTCCACATGTTCATATTCTTCTGAGTGAAATAGTCGCCTTCTCCTGTAATGTCTACGATTTTAGATTCGAGGGGTAAAAAATCTCTTTGTAATCTATTCTTTAAACCATATAATTTGATTAGGACTTCTTCTGGTGTGAAATCAAAGACTTCATCAACATTAGCAAAATCCCACTGATCGAAAGTTCCATTCGGTTCGTTTAGTCTGTAAACTAATGAGAACCTACTAGTTTTCTTTTGTGTTTTAGAAGGTACTTTAAATCTTAGTCTCTTTCTAGTCATTTCACCCCTAACAGATGAGTTAGGTACTGGAATTGCATGTAACTTACCGAAAGTTTTCGATGCGTTATCTATGTTAATCCAATATTCTTTAAGTGTAATTTTATCATAGCCAAAGAAATCAATCGCATTTAAGATTGCTTTATATGTACCAACAAAAGGTTTAATATTATTAAGTTCTAATAATAGTTCCTTTCTCTTTTGGTTTAATAGTTGATAATCAGGGTGCATTTCAGAAATATCATGAGACTTAAATATCATAAAGTCTTCAGCTTCTAAAGATGCTCCTAAGTTAGCAAGCAATACTTTAAATCTATCATCTTCTGTTTCTACTTCACCATAAAATTTAATTCTAGCAACCACAACATCCCCTGCAGTAACTAATAAAGTCCTCTTATGAATACCTGGGTTTTCAGATGCAATTGCGATATTTACTTGTAAAGCAACATTATCATGATCGGTTATAGTTTTAAAGAAATCAGCATCCTGGGATTCAATATTACTATTAGGTGCTAATTCTAATTCTTGAGTTTTAATTTCTTTAACAAACGCTGAACCATTGTTCATTCTCATGCCATACATAATAACATCTTCAGATTCATCAGGTCTCGTTAATTCCCATGAAAATTTAAAGGTATTAATTATATTATCTGGCGACAAAGGTTTATTAACAACTAAATCGCTATTTTGAATACATTCCTCTAAAATAAAAAGATTGACTGTCTCATATAACGATGCAGATACTTCAGGTAAGTATACAGTTCCTGCCCAGACATTATTTTCGTCTTGAACTAACTGTAGCTCTGAAATAGTACCATTAAAAAATCTTAAATTATTCCACATATTATCTAGTTCTTTCTTCGTCTTTTTCTACCGTAAAATTACCAAAATTCTTTAAGTATCTAACCTGATCTAACAACGCAACCATATAATCATTAACAAATAAAAGAAATTCTCTCATTGTTTGATTTCTCATGATATGCGGCGATACTTGATTCTTTAATAAACCATGCTTCTTATAGTCATATTTGACATTAAGATTTTCATCCTTTCTATGCTTAGCTATTTTATATAGCCTTTTACGCTTGTATACTAATAGATCTTTAAATAACATTATTTTAAGGATTTTCTATTTCCAGCCTGTACTCTAGTGTAAATAGTTCTAGGTACAGCTACTGCGTCAAAATTAACTGAAAGTGCAGCTTCTGCATTCATTAAAGCCTCGTCAACGATTTGATCACCATCTCGGTCTTGCCATCCGCCTCTAAAGACTGCAACTTCTTCCTTTTCCATAATAATATCACCCCACTCATCTAATCCAGCTACAGTATACGGAATTGCAGTAGTCGCATCAACCGTTACGGTCTTAACCTCTTCTATTTGTTTAAAGAAAATATATTTTTGTTTACCATTACCTATCTCTTCTAGAACTACAGGTTCTTGTGGTACAACAGTAACAGTCTTAGACTCATAATAGCCTAATCTTCTTGCAGTCTCTTCTGTTTCAGATATAAATCTCACATTTACTGCATCAATACCATCAATCGATTCTAGGATATACACTATATCTGATTTAGGCAATTTATCTCTTCTTGTAATATTAAGCATATAATCACTTACTGCTACTCTAACATCAGCGAATATTTCTTGTTTAGTATATCCTTCAAAATATCTAATATTAATATCCATACTATATTTTCTAACCTGTGGTTTTACAAATACTACTTCAGTCGTAACCATTTGTTGTCCACTATCCTGAATTACTTGTGACATTTTGTCATATTCATTCTGATCAAAAAACATTTCATTCATTGGTATTGAGAAATAATCTTGATCTGCTAATAACTTTCTTCTAGCATCGGGGATAGCAAAAATATAAATTACGTTATCATCATCTAAATATTGATCCGCAGTCGTGTTGTAAGCATCCACATACGAGAACATTCCATATCTTGATAGGAAATACTCATAGTTATCAGGTGTCGCTAGAACGTATGATTTTGACGCCAAAGGGGCCATTAACTTTGTAAAATCAGTTGACTCTTTATCAGCTCCCATTTTAGGAGATGATGTTACAGTCATTTCTAAATATTCATTTAAATCAAACTCATCACCGTTAGAATCCGATCCTTCTGCATCCCATTTAAATGTGATGTCTTGTGCATCATCTAAATTACCTTGAAATCCAGCATGTTTAATGTATTCAATTTCTATTGCAGATCCAGCTGGAGGCAGTGCTCCAAAATTACCAGTTCCAAAATAAACATCAAGGCCACCGGAAATACCTGTTTTAAGAATATATGCTTTTTCGTTATTTAATAGATCGTACATAGAATCATGCTTCGTCCATTTTTCACCGTTTATAGAAACACTAACTTTAGAATGATCTGTTAAAGAGCTTGTTTGTATATTATATGATTGCATTGATTCTCCAGTTCCAGTAAAGGTTTGCTTTTCAAATTTACCTTGAATGATTGCACATTTTATGTTATACTTATTAGCCTTTTCTAATCTGAATTTTTCTTGTGAAGATAGTAAAGTATAAGTTAATCCATTTAATTCACATTGTAATTCTGATCTGGCATCAATATTTAATCCAGTACCTGCAACCTTACTAAGATCTGCTCCAACTTTCCATCTAAACTCTATCTCACCGGTTGCTGCAAAGCCTCTAGTCGCATCATGTCCTGTTAGCCTTGATAAACCATATATAGATTCTGGCTGCTGAGCAGTGTATATGTTTTGTTCTACTAAAGAGTCTTCTATATAGAACATTATTAATTCACCGAGCTCTGCCATAACAGAGATAATCTGAGCAAATGGCGACGCTTCACTAAATAAAGTGTTTGCACGTTTATATACCCTCGAGATATATGTTCGAGCATCGGTCTTGATTTGATTAGCCGATATTTTTAGTGTGCTTAAAAATTTTAATTCTGCCATTAGTTATTTATCTTAAATTTACTTTGATTATATACTCGTTGTTAACAGTAATATCAATGAACGCAACATCCCTAACTTCACCTCGCATAAACTTAACGCTTACACTAACTCTATACTTACTAGCAAGAGGTACGTGGTTAGCTAATTGCCCCTGTATTTCATTTTTAATTTGAAATTCATTTTGACCTAAACTATATACAATATCTTCTAAGTTACAACCAAATCCTGGAGCACCTAAAACATCTCTCTTTCTTGTGAAAAGAACTGTTTCTATCTGAGCTAGTAACTGTTCAACTTCACTTACGTTTTGAACAATGCCAGTTTGATAATTAGGGTCTCCTATGTATTTTATATAAAAATCCATTTATATATGTATTCTACTTTTTATGAGTGAAACATCCAGTCCACTCCTTCGTCTCCCTTTATCTCCTCAATAATTGACTCTAATTCGGTGTCTCCCATGTCTTTTATTGCGTCGTAGTCGAATTCCACATTACCAGGTAATGCAAACTTAAAAATACCAAGCTTAGCGCCTAGTGATTGCTTAATCTTAGCAGAACAATATCTAAAAAAGATTTCGTCGTCAAATAGTGCACAATCCGGAATCGTTTCGTACACATCAAGTATCAGATCTCCCTTCGGAGTATCTCCCATTATCTTTAGCTCTCCAGTCAGTCTAGAGTATTGAAAAGAAATTGGGTTTTCTAAAATCTGTCTAGCCATATCTGCTAAAGACTGATTTAGTACATAATATTCTAATTCTTCTGCAGATTCTGCTGCTCCAGATCCGTCGTACATTCCTCTGAATAACATCTTCTCTACTGCAAAGTCTCCACCGCTTTGAAATCTAACATCTAATCCACCACCGGTTGAACCAAAACCAGATGCAATATCGTGTACTCCAAATACTGAAAATACAGACCCAGATCCATCTTCACTTGCTCCAGGTAAATTTAATGTTCTATTCTTTTTAAAATATTCACTGCTAAACACAGCATTTGGTATATGATAATAATTTTCTAGTACAGAATCTTCATATTGTTTATAGAACCATTTCTTAGCTCTTTTAATAATATTCACTATTTCTCTCTGTGGTAAATTTACTGGGACCATACATGCTCCAGTTAGCTCATCACCAAGCTCTTGTAAAAATGCGTTTAAACAACCATCGCCGAAACTTCTTCCAACGTTTAAGTTATTTTCATTGCCGCTTCTAATTTCACTCATTTTATGATTTTATTTTTTTACTTACCACAACTTCGGTTTCATCTGAGATTCTGGCATGAGGTCCCATACCGCCTTCTCTAAAGATGCCTCCTTCCATTCTGCCTTTAAAGATACCATCTCTTCCAAAAACAAAACAGTTTTTAACTTCTACACTACCATGCACAAAACAAGATTCTATTTTAGAATCTATAACTGCACATCCTTTATATATTTGAGATCTTAGGACTTGTGCTCCTTTTATATCCCCTCCATATATTGCTGAGTTTTCAATATTACCTGATAGTTCACAGTCTATAAATTCAAAACCATCTAATAAATATGCAGTTTTAAACCTACCATCTTTAACTTGAACTGTAGAATAATCTGAATCGTAGTTAATAATTCCCTCTTCCATTGTACCGTTTGATAGTAAATCTAATACTTTATGTTTAAACCTATCCCATTGTACGTTAATTACCGTAGGATCTGATTGTAAATCTACTAATATATCTATCTTAGGCCAATGCTTATTTACGGCGGTATAGTCTTTTAACATCGCCATTAGGGGTTCGTTCTTTCTTAAAATACGTTGTAACTCTATTTTATTAGCATCTGTAAACCTAGGATCTCTACAAGATCTAAATATTGCTAATATAAATCTATCGGCTAACGTTAGAATATCCTCTTGTTTCTTTTCATAATCTTTACCACCAATATATCTAAATTCTAAATAATTACTTTGAGCCTTTTCAAAGTTAATACCATAATATTTAGTGTTGGCAAATGTAAAGTTATCCTTATTAATTAAATCTGCGTTGTAATAAAAGGCTTCATGTTTAGGCATTATCCATTTAATAGATTTTGCATAAGTAGAATTCTCTCTGCCAGGGAAATACTTATATACCCTAGATTCATCAAACTCAAGTATAAATTTCAACACGTCCATGTGTTGTATCATATTTGGTTTTTCTAAATAATCAGGATTAAAGGACATATTAAGGTGGATCGATGCTCGATCAGATGTGTACCCGTTTTCACGAATCCACCCTAACATTTGAATAATAACTAATCTGGCACTCCTATAAGGCATCGGGCCAGTCACAAGTTCAATTAGTCCTGCGCCACCAGACATATCTGGTTCCATCTTAAACACATCTGCAGATGGTACAAAGTCAGAATGGGCTTTTTCTTCTAGTTGTATCTTTCTATTTAATAGTTTAGATACAGACTTTTGCGTCTCTTCAAGTTCTAGGTTAGAATAGAACTCAAATTCGATTCCCATTTGACTGGCATTCAGTACTTCGTGCCTTGTTGAATTACTTTTTAACTTTTGCATTAATTAAGAGTATGATATTACTTTTCAATATATATCAAACTCTGTGGCAATAGTTATTGGGGTAGTTTAAGAAACACCTTCATGGAGTCCTCATCAATCCTAGTAATTTGTACTTCGATCTCATCACCAACCATATAGTTATCTAATGTATCACCAGGTAATTCACTTACATGCAGTAACCCAGTTACACCATCTTCAATATTTACAAAGACTCCATATTCTTTTTTAGTCTTAATTTTAGCCTTAATAACCGAAGGTATTTGATACCTAGTTGATATATTGATCCATGGATTAGCTGTAGTAGTTTCCTTTTGAGTTAATGTAATTTTATTATTAGTAATAATATCTTTTACAAAGAATTCAATTGGCTCCCCTGGCTTAATGTCTCTAGATTTAAATCTTGCAGATGTTGCTTCATCAAGTTCATTTGTATGAATCATACCAGTTAAACATTTATTGAATTCAACAAATACTCCATATTTTGCAGTACCTGTAACTAAACCGGATTTAGGTTCATCAAGAGTTTCTTTTAATTCATTAATTTGACTCGGTATTAGAGCTTGTAAATATTTTCTATGTGAAACCACTAACGTACCTCTATCTGGTGAGAAACTTACTGGAACAACATATAATTCTTCTCCAACGATAGAACTAAAGTCTGATAATTTATTAATACCTGCAAGTGATCCTGGCATAAAGCAATCTACGCCTTGTACTTTTACAATATAACCACCATTTTCAATCATGTTATTTACTGTACCGATCCAAGCAGTATTGCCTTCGTCGATCGCAGCTCTAAGATCCATGAATGTTTTATGTTTTACACCACCAGTAATAGTACCAGTTAATGTACCTTTAGTTTCTGTAATTAAAACTGCAGTTTCTTGCCCTGGAAGCATTTGCCTAACCTCATCTGATTCCTTATTAGCTTTAATATAGACTAACTCTCTATATTTAATATCTACCGTGATATATTCTTGGTCCACTGCATAAATGATACCTTCATGAATCTCACCTATAAATAATTGAGGTATGATGTCACATGCATTAGTACCTTCCATGAGATCATATAACTCTTGAGCATAAGACTCACGAGAGAATACTTTATCTCCGTTTTTGGTTTTAATATGTGGATTTGCTTTTCGCGTTCTTGTTGGGCAGGTTGCCTCGTACGCGTTCCAATCGAATTCTCCATCTGGTAGTAAATAGTCCGGACCGTCATCTTCGATCTTTGTTTCTATTTTTACTTCTTCCTGGTTGTTTGGGTTTTGAACTGTTTGAACTAGTTCTACTGTGTTTGCCTCTGGGGCTGAAGAATTAATTCTTCGTCTTTTTTTGTCTGACATTTATTTTTTATTTAAAAGGTATTAACATATTATATATCTACTTAACCACACGTTTTATCCATGCGTACTTTTTCCTATTTTCAAGGTATTCATAATCATATTCATTGCTATAAGCCTCTCTTTCAAACGAGATATTATAGTATGCATCTTTGCCATAAAAGAATAGCTTAATAAACCACTCAATAATATACAAAATATAAAATGGTATAACTAATAATTCTTCTTGTTGCTTAATGTGGATAGATTCGTGATTAACAATTCTCTTACCATAATCAGCATTCGGTACATTATATCGTTCTCTTAAAACAACAAACGGCCAAAGAGTAATACCACCAACTTTCATAAACCAGCTGATGCTGTTTAAAAATTTATCACTGTACTTAATAATAGGTGTTTTCATATAAGTTATTTATCTAGCTCAAAAGAGTTGGCTTTTCTTACAAAATAAATACCAAATAATTTTTTTATGTCAATTATTTTTCGTATATTAGTACTGTAATTAAAAACAAACTATGTCAGATAAAACATATACATTCCCGCAAGATCACTGTTACGGTGACGTATTCGCGATAGTAAATCTAATGGATAAATCTTATGTCTGTCCAGGATGGCATCCAATACCTAAAGGAACTACTAGAGATCAAATCAAATTTGACAAGAGTGCTAAAATAGTAAAACCAAAACCAACACCCGTAGTTACTAAAGCTAAAGTTAAAGCTAAGACGTGGAAAGTAGAGTCTTCTAAACCTGGTAAATTCTATGAAGTTACTGAGGCAAATGGAGCATGGGGTTGTAATTGCCCGGCAATGAATTTCTTTAGAGGAGATTGTAAACACATCAAGGCTAAAAAAACTTTGCTAGTTACTGCAAAATAATTGCCTCTAGATTTTTTTATGTCAATTATTTTTCGTATATTAGTACTGTAATTAAAAACAAAAAAATATGAGTAAATTTAATGTAAATGAAGTAACATGTAATGGAGTCGGTGGCTCCGGTTACCAGGCAGTTCTTAAACACAAGGATGCAATCCAAGGGATTTGTCAAGAAGTTAGAGATCTTATCGGTATTGAAAAACTATGGGAACTAGCAACTACAGATCCTAATGTGGATTATCACCAAGGTACTAGATTTAATTCTGTAGAAGATAATGCATACCGACTTATTACTGGAATAGCAGGACACGTGGCTGAATATCTCCCGACAAGTGAGTTAATCGAGATGCACGTAGGAGCCATTCTACCGATGTTAACAATGAAAGATAAGGTAACACTTGTTGCCGATGCTTGTAGGGACTGTGCGTCTGCAGACCATTGGTATACCTTCGAAAAAGACTGGGGTTAAAATACCACCGGTACAAAACCAACCATCGGCACTGGACCGACTGGTGTTGGAATACCACCAAGATATAATAGTTTAAATTCAAGTAGATGCAGGGCATAAGCTCCTGCAACTGCTGTGGATGTTGCAAATGCTGGCGGTTGAGTCATAGGTACTTTATTAAAGACTTTACCGGTATTCCATGCCTTTCTTAAATTGTTAGCAAGTCTATTTGCACTTCCATAATAGATTGGAATGTATAAACCTCCTAATGGAGCGTTAATCATTGCTGGTAGAGCTGCTGGCATTGGACCGAATGGTTTAACAATACAAGCATACCAATAAGCTATTGTTACTTTTGCCATCATTTCATACGGATCTCCACTAAAAGATTTACCACCAGGCGTAGTGCCACTTGGTTCAAATGGGTGATCGACTGCTGCCGCATCTTCTTCACATGCTGCCGCTGCCTCTTTAGCACATTTAGCTTTATGATATTCAAATTTAAATAGAGTACCTTCTGGCTTAGGATCAATTTCAAAAAATGCTGCTTGCGCATCTGGCTTTTGAGCAGCCGCCGCTAGTTTATTTGCAGGCACTTTTCTCCAATGGTTTTTCCACTCATCGTTTTCATATTTTGATTTTACCCAATTCTCAGTCTTAGTAAATTTTGGCGCATTCGTGATTATCGGGGGATCATTTGCATTACTTATACTAAATGAACCAGTCCTTTTATTTGGGTACCAGCTAAAAGTAGCCACAACATTTGATGTTAAAACTTTCGGTCTAGCACTTGGGTTTTCCGGTGGGCTATGTTCAAAATCATAAGGTACTTGTATCTTATATTCATTTAGTGGACATTCTAAATTATGTGGTAATGTAATTGGTCCGGAAGGATCGGCTTTAATTCTCCTCTTTAAAACAGAGGTGTTAAAAAACATCGATGTATTAGTTTCTCTTTCAGGATGTACTTCTAAAATAGCATCAGTAACTAACTTACTTACATTATCTGCTAGTTTTCTCCAATCATATCCGGCAGCATTAATATCTGTTCTTGCCTGTGTGTTTATATTTGGATAAGGCATACCTGACCACCCGCCTCCAAAACCACTAGAGTTGCTATAATTTTCTTTACCAAGACATGCTACCCAGATATAGAATTCCCACTTAGTAGTTCTATTTGTAATTCTTTCAAACTGTTGTAAAAGTCTAGATGCAAATATCTTTTCTAGATCTGATTGAGACTCTCCGCCTAAAAGACATGGGAATTGAAAGAATCTAAACTTATGTAAATTATATTCTGTTTTTTTAGAATCAACAAACTTATTAAATGCTAAATCATTCTTCTTTCTCATTTCTGCTAACTCCTCTTCATCTGGCGGAGCATCAACATCTGGACAAAAGTCAGCGTATGCAGGATGAGATTCTTTACCCATTTCTGTTAGATTACCATCTTCATCATATTGGTCCATTAGAGGTATATCTCCCTCTTTTAATAATCGCTCGAACGCAATACCATAACCCTCTTTTAATATTAATTCAGCAAGACCATTATTAGCATGGAACGCTCCGAAAGGAGTTTGAGCTTTTGGTGCTCCTTTTACTGCATCAATATAATGTTGAGCAACTGCTTTACCAAAATCATAACGTCCACTTAGTGGTGCAAGATTAATAGCGTTTATCATCCCTGCAGGATTCGTAGTTAATTGTCCATTGATAGGATTTCCAGGAGCAATAGATTTTATTAAGTCTCCGGATGGGGGAAATATAGGCACTTGATCAGTTCCAACCTTTGGCAGTGGATATGAAAGTATCGCTCCACCTGGTTTAGTAAACTGCTGACTCATTATTGTATTAGCGAGTTCAGGAATAAATTTGGGCCACAGTGCAGGCATAGTTATTTATTCTTTTGTTGATACTTAATATGTGTGCTAGATAATTTTGCAACAGTTGCCGGTGTTGGTGGCATTGGTGGACCTGATGGTCCAACTCCTGTTGGATGGATATGTGCATTGTAATCATCTAATAGGGCTTGTAACCAATCTTGTAGAGATTGACCTCTTACCGCCGGTTCAGTTTCATCTGCTCCGCCTTCCCCTGTATTAGATACAAATATATCTCCACAATCCATAAAGATCTTATTATCAGTTGAGATCTTAATAATGCCTTCTTCGTCTAATTGAATGATAGGTCTTTCTTTTTTACCCTCGCCTCTTGTAATGACTAGGCCATCTTCTGGTGAGTGGTAAATTCTTACGTTACGTTCTGCATCGTAGACTAAACTAATTACATCATGCGGTGCATCAGATGCCTCTAAGATGTCTCCCTTTAAGTCTTCGTTTTGATCTACTTGAAACCAGTATTCTGGGTGATAAATGTTACCGTTATCAAATCTAACTGCAACAACATCTCCAACTCTAGGAACTGCATGCGCACCAACCTGATCCCTATTCATAGGAGTTGCCCATGGAATAGCGTCATCTGTTAATTTATCAAATTTACCGAAAACTTTTACGCGCACTCTACCCTGCAGTAGTGGATCTTCATTGATAACTACTTCTCCGAGCCAATGTGTTTCTCGAATATTATCTTTGAAAAGTTCTTTATCATTCATGTATATTGCTGTTTAAGTTACCGTCTGGTGTTGAGTCTATTCCTGTATTAACACCTCCGTGTACATTATCATTTAATGGACCTGCTTGTTTTTGAGCAATTGGATCGTTTACATTAGCGTTTAAGTTACCATCTGGTGTACTATCGATTGCAAATTCATGTATTCTATCACCAACGCCAGAACCGCCGCCACCGCTTGCAAATGCACTTGCAGCACTTCCACCGCTATTAAGTTGGCCTTGGATTAAATTACCAACGGCATTAATTAGACCGCCATTAATAGCATCTTGTATACTACCTAATCCACCAGCACCATGTACATTATCTAATAATAATTTGCCTTTTAAATTACCAACGGCACTATCTAATAGATTACCTGCAAAACCACCGATTTGTGTACCATGTACATTACCAATTCCATTTGGTTGTAGGCTAAAACTATCAATAGCATTTGTTACTCCAGCTACTAAACCTGCTGCAGTATCTTGAATATCATCTTTAATACTACCTATTGTATCTTTTGCTAGATCTTTAAGTCCAATTCTTTTTCTTTCAGTTACAGATTGTGCCCTAGGATCAGAAGCATCATGTACATTAGTTAATGAATCCATTGAGCTAACATTCTGTTGAGCATTAGGACTAACTGTATTTAATGGTATTTGGCTTGGATCAGTAGCATCATTTACAGGCTGCCCTGTAGTTACTAGTCCAGCGTCTCTGTTTTCATTAAACATATTTGGACCTATTCTTGCACCAAGAGGTCTACAAGTTCCCCACTTTATTTTAAGAGTGGGTTTTTTAGCCTCTGGGTTTCTACTCATATCTGCAAAGTAATCTGCAATAGAATCAATGTCAAATTCACAATGTGTAAATCTTAATGCCACGAAAGGCCTAGAATCAGCACCCATGCCGACTAGGTTTGAATTAAATACTGGATGAATATCCTTTACAGTCTTAGCATCTGATCCTGATGAATTAATTCTAGAATCTGGGTTATCTGTAATTCCTAAGTTTCTAGCATCTGTATCTTTTTGAAAAGTTCTTATTTCTGAAAAGTAAATATCCATTGAGAACTCTCTTAAGTTTTTAGGAACAATCTCTACGTATCGATCTAAATCAAAACAAGAGTTCTTGTATAATTCCATAAGACCTATTGCTGTTAATTCAACATTCTCTTCTAAACATTCAATTTCTAGTTGTGGTTTATCATTTCCTCTCCATGGCTCTTTCATATCGCCATAAGTCATAGCCTTTTCAACACCTTTAAGCCCTTGCCAAAACCAAGGCAATTCTCTGTTAACCTTTAGTAATACTCTATTAAAAGTGGCTAAATTATTAGCATATATGTCACCCAAGTCTGTTCTAACAACATTCCTTAAATATCTCTCTGCTTCACCATTTAATAGGGGCGAATGGGCCTCACTCGAATGATCGTTCGCGTGAAACAAAATCATAAAAGACAAGTACGTAGGATCTTCATGGATCTTAGCGCTTCTCGCTCCTTTTCTAAATGCATTTCTGCTGTTATCTTTTTCAGCCATGTTATATTTATCTAGCTTTTATTTTATTCTGCTAAATTAGCAGATCTACTAGGCCATTCTCTTCTAATTAGAGTTAGCTTAGTTGTAATAGCCTCTTCTTTATCGTATAAGTAATCAATATTCTCTACTATATAATAGCCTGAAATAAATTTGTCCATCATTTGAGTCAAGTCATTTTGATCACCATCTGGCTTTCCAGCACCTAGAGGTCTTTCTGTTAAACCAGCCTCTTCTCTCTTTTGGTCTGCTTTTTGTTCAGCCTCTATTTTTACTCCATCATAATGATACATTACTATTGGTATTTTACAAAACTTATATATGGATGGGTTAAAGCCAACTACATCAACTATTAACTTCATCTTTTCTATTTCCATGTTATTTTGAGCGTCATGTAGTTTAGTGTAAATAGCATTAGAATGAGTATTACCTAGCCCATCATCACCGGCGTTTTGTCTGCCCATGTATTTAAACTTAACTTGATCTTTATAGCGCTCATCTTTTCTATTTCCTCTTAATGGTTCATCAAGTTCAGATAATTCTTCTGTTACTAAAGGCTCAATTGTAAATTCTTGAAATCTATCTCCAGAATCAGAGTTATTATCATATATCTGAGCCGTTCTAGCATACCCTGCCTTAAGACTAACTGTAGATGAGTTATTCACTAGTTCATAAGAATTAATAAAACAGGTTAAACCTGAAAGGTCTTTATGGTTAGTTAACAATAGAGGTACTTCTACATTATCAGAATCAGTTGCATCTTCATTTCCCGCTTTCTTGCCTTCAGATTCTGCAAATCCAGTTAATACTGTCATTACTTCATCTAATTTTGGGCTAGGTGAATTAAAGATCTTATTAATATCTATAAAATTTAAATAGTAATATTGGTCTATATAAAATTTAACAAAAGAATCGTCAGAAATATATGAGTCTTGTACAATTGATTTAATAAAAGTAAGATAAGAATCATAAGCTTGTATTCTAGGCTGAGCATCATCAGTAGAATCTACATTTGTAGCAAGACCTATTTCTAAATCTCTAACAATAGTTTCTAAATGATTTAAAGAAGTATCAGAATCTAATACCTGGCAGTCTTCTGCGAATAATCTAGGTATTTTAGCAATACCATTCAATGTAATCATACTACCTCCTGGTGTATTAGCATTGTCTGCTTCAGTTTTAATTTCTGTAATATCAAAATCCATGTGGACTGATTTAAAAGTCTCTTGGTGTTTTGAGTTTAAAAGAATTGTAAAGAAGTCACCATCTCTTGGCATAGAGTCTACTTTAAAGGCACCATGTGAATCATCAAAACTTACAGTACATCTAGGTATTTGCCCTTTTAATTCTAATGCAACACTTTCTATTTCATTTGACGTTACTTGAACACCATTACATAAAATAAATGGTTCAAACCCACCAATCTCTTTTGATTGTTTATCTACGTTCTCACCAGATTCTTCAGCCAGTGCGTCCATCTTGATTTCCGTTGGGAGTATTGCCGGTTCTACAACCGCTAAAATGTGATTTTCTAATTCCATTCTTTAATATTAATTACAAGGTGCTCCGTCGTTAGAAACTCCTGATGCATTATTACTACCCGATGGAGCTGATCCCGAATTATTGTTGTTACCTGTATTTGTTGCTGTATTTCCAGTACCTCTTCCAGATCCAGTTCCATTTCCAGTTCCATTTCCAGTTCCAGATCCGTTTCCACCTGAACCAGTTCCGTTTCCAGATCCATTTCCACGGCCACTTCCACCTGACTTGTTATCTAATAAGTTGTTTAATTGGGTTTCAGTTAATCCTTTACCATTACCTGAACCTGATCCGTTTCCACCTGAGCCCGATCCGTTTCCAGATCCTTGTGATGCTAAAACACTGTCTCTTAAGTCCTGTCCTAAATCGTTAAATATTTCATCAACTACTGCATCAGTTCCACCGGATCCTGTACCATTTCCGCTTCCGCTTCCACCAGAACCTCCGGTTGCATTTCCACCTGACCTTGGATTAACAGGGCCATTTTGAGCCTGCGCACCAAAGATAATATTACCGTCTTTATCAAACTTATAGTTTTTCTGTCCCAATGGAATAACATTAGGAGGTAGTAATACTTCTTTGTTGTATTTCTTTTTTAAAGCATCTAGTCTTCTTTGATCTTTTTTAGTAAACCTCTTGCTCTGTAAGAATTGATTCTTTATCTTATTATCTTCTGAAGCAGAGGGTCTCTCTAATTTAGTAAAAGCAACTCCAGATGGTGGTATAATTAATTCATCCCCTGGCTGTAAACCAAATGGATCCGAAATACCATTCCATTTTAGAATTAAATCAGTTTTAGTTTGATCGCCATAATATTCTAAAGCTATTAAATCAGGTCTTGTAACCTCATCTTCTCTAACTATATGTAGGCGCAAGCCTCTATTGACTAATGCTTTATTTCTAAAAAGCATAGACGGTTGAGCAAAAATATATTTGCCGTCTCCTTGTGTTTTATTTCTTAGTGATCTAAAATTCATATTATCCTGCTGCCATGTCAGAGTTACGTAACGCTCTATCTGGCGTTAACCTGCTTCTGTCTTTATTTCCGTATGCCGACATATCTAATACATCGTCTAATGATTTGCCTTCAACTTCTGGTTGTAAGTACATTCTACCTCTACCTGCGTTAAACATAGATTCAATTTCTGATTTATCTCTAGGTCTACCAGGTTTTAAAGTTACTTCCATTTTTAATTTACTAGGAAAGCCTTCATAACCTAATGGGCCATCAAATTCAAATTTAGCATTTTCTAAACACAGGTTACCACAAACTAACATCGGGTTCATAGGATTACCTACTGTTAAATGCCATTGTCCTGTTGGATCTCCTGTTAAGAATGCTTTAATAATATCACCACCAGAAGGAGAACCTAAATGTTTCATTAAGGCTCCACCAATCATGTTATCTAAAATCTTAGAATCACCTAAGGCATTAAGTCCTTTACCATTCATTAATCCAGATGCAGCTTTACCTAAATCATCAAATCCAGCACCTAGTGTAGATTTTAATTGAGTAACTACTGATCCTAAATAACCAGAATAATCACCAGACTTTAATTTATCAAAATCACCAAAAGGTTTACCAGTAGAACCATTACCACCAGTGTGTCTAACAGCACCACCCCAGAAAGGAGCATTGTTATATGTTATTGCTAATAGGTTTGATATTACATCCATAAAGACTACCTTTGGCGATGTATTGTCAAATCCTCTTAAGTCATAATAAAAGTTAAGTTTAAATTCATTATCAAATTTAAGACCTTTATCATTTCTAGCTAGTACGCTTTTAATAGCATTGTAAGGTCCATATACCATATTTGGATATGTGTCTCCTAGTGCATCATGTTGTCCTATTGTATTAATACGATCAGATTCTGAAGCAGTATATCCATTTGCACCAGCCTCTGCAGCTTTGGAAATCGGATTACCGTCAATTAAAGCACCAATTGTACCTCTTCTCTTTTCTTTACTACCACCAGATGCAGTTTGTACAGACGATTGAATTTCTTCCCATCCAAATCCAGTACCGAATGAAAGTATTTCTTTTAAGTCATTTCCTAACGCTGGTGATAACCATGTCACAGCTCTAGCTAAATCCGGTTCTGAAATATCTAATTCAGCACCACTCTCGTCATAAGATCTAGCATTTACAATATCATCTCCAACTGGGAATGAAAACCTTCTTAAAGTAATTAAGTATTCATTTGATATTTGACCATAATGTTCTGTTTGTATGAAATCTCTATATGCATAAGAAAAACCTACGCCACCATTCTCTTCACAATGTGTTACAATTCTATGGGCAGTTGGATTTAAAACTTCTGCTGCCATAGCACCAGTACCTACAACTGCAGTTCCCCAATCTCCATATTCAGGACTTCCATACGTAGTACCTCCAACATAATTTCTATAATTTAATAATGTCCATGAGTTAGTTTTTGATCTAACAGTTTGTACACCTTCAATTGTTTTTTCTGGATCTTTAATCTCATAAGCTCTAGAATCTAATACAGAACTACCATAAATACCAGGTCCACTTGTATCTGCCGGCCCTTGAACTGCCGTGTTCTCAGAAGTACCTTGATTAACTGGATCAACTGCAGCTGTTTCATCTGCACCTAGCGCCGCATTATCTGAAGCATCTTGAGCCTCAGCGTTAGAAGTCGGCTGACCTGCTCTAGTACCGTCTCCATTTAGCGGATAATTACTTACCGTCCTGTCACCAGTATCGGAATTCTCGTAAATATGCTTCGTAGGAGGACCTGGTAGAGTGCCAATCTTAGTTAAACTCATATTAAAAATCTATTTGTTTTTTATATATATCTGACTATGTATCAGGATAATATATTTAGACCCATTCTCCCCGGTCTAATTCATTGTGATCTGGTCTATATAGTACTTTATCTATCCAATCATTATCTTTAGGGTATCTTTCACCTAAAAACTTTTGTAAAGCTTTTACATATTCACCTTTACTATGAAAGTTATATTGACCAGTATATGTAGTACGGCTAGTAAGCTCATACAGTTCTTTTAAGGTAACTTCTGCTTGGAAGTCTTGTATCTTATTAAATAGGCGGTCTTGTTCAGCCTTGGTCTTCACACAAAACACTGAATCAACAGTGATAAGATACTGTTTCCATTTATCACCATTAAAGACTCTATCTTCTAGAACTTTAACAGTTTTATATTCTTGCCTCTTTAAGTTAATCCGGGTTTCTTTACCTTCGAAGTCTCTTATGAATCTTCCACCAAACAAGTAAGACTTCAAAAAGACTATATTATCATAGAACTTTTTTATACGAAGTTGATACCTAGGATTTACATCGTCGAATTTAACGTCGTAAATTAGGGCTCTTACCGGAATTAGTACGTTCGGGTTTTGTGTAGATGAGATTAAAGCCTGTACATATTCACCTTTAGTAAATACTTTATGCTTAATCATGGTCTATAAATCTAACATTATCAAACTTACTGAGAACTCCCCTTTTAGGGTAATCGCATCTGTTAATAATAATTAGATCTATATCGAATGGTTCACCAGTTAAGTCACTAATAAAATCTTTAAAGTTTAAGATAGCAGAACCATCTAGGTTTTTAAACATATAAAGTAACTTAGCATTCTCGTTCTCCTTTTCTACATTATCAGTAATTAATTTCTTAATCAACTTTCTAATATAAAGAGATACGATAACATCTGATGGCTCCTCACTATAAGGGTCACTCTTAACTAATCTATTTACAATATCGAAATAGGATATAGTCAAATCATAATTCCCAGACTTTGCTAATTTTTCAAACTCAGTCCTAGTTTTACACCAAACACCTTCTATTTGTAGTGTCATTTCTTTAACATAGACTGCAACCTCTTTAATTCTTTTTCAGTAACTGCAATCTTATTTTTAAGTTCAGTATCATTTGGGGCATACTGAGTTCCCCATTCAGTTTTAATTCTTAAACAACTAGAGTCTAATTCTGTTCCGGTAGATAATCCCAAATCCAATACTAAATCTTTTAGAAATTTAACTTGGTTATGTCTGGCTGTAATACCTTCAAAATCATACACGGTTCTTGTCGTGTATTCTTCTCCACCTCCATTAACATTATCGTCAATTAGAAATTTTAACACACCATTGTCTGCTGGCTCTATTTGAATACTAATCATTCTGTATTTTTATTTTTGTCTCGAAGCTTTAGAAGCCCTAGCTTCTTTATATAGAGCTTTCGAAGCTTTTTTATCTGCTCTGTAATTGTCTTTATCTTTAACCGCTGTTAAAGACCAAGCCTCTTCTAGAGTTTTAATTTCTTTTGCATTAAATCCTTGGCTAGCCCAAGTTTCTTTTAGCCCTTCTAACACTGATT